AGTTATCGCTCCGCTCCCAGCATTTAACTGCGATACAACAGATGCCATCTCAGATCGCGCCCGCAAGCGAGCCGATAAGCGCACAATGATTGCCGCTGGCTACCGCGATACTTGTAACCTACAGACCCAGATGTACACCGGTGCAGATCGCTACCTTACTTACGGCATGATCGCATTTGTCATTGAGCCTGATTGGGAAAACAATCGCCCAATGATCCGTATGGATAACCCAATTGGTTCATACCCTGAGCATGACCGTTTTGGCAAGTTGCTCTCATACACACGTCGCTACAATAAGACCGTGCGTGAACTCATCAATGATTTCCCAGAGTTAGAGCCACAACTACGTGGACCGTATGAAAACCGTAACTCAGAGCGCATGCTTGAAGTATTTCGCTATCAGGACAAAGATGAACTCATCCTTTTTATCCCTGAGCGTAAAAACCTTGTCCTAGAACGCGCAAAGAATCTTATTGGCGAATTGCCAGTAGTTATTGCTACACGTCCTGGCATTGACTCCGACGAACACCAGCGTGGTCAATTTGATGACATCATGTGGGTTCAGGTCGCTCGCGCTCGCTTTGCAACTTTGCAATTGGAAGCAGCACAGAAATCTGTACAGGCACCGTTTGCTTTGCCAGCAGACGTTAACGTACTTGAGATTGGCCCAGACGCAACCATCCGATCAGCCAACCCTGAGAAGATCCGTCGCGTTGATCTTAATATTCCTAACGGAATTTTCCAAGAGACAGCTGCACTAGATCAGGAACTACGTGTTGGTTCACGTTACCCACAAGGCCGTCTAGGTCAGCAGTCAGGATCTATCGTCACAGGCCGTGGCGTAGAAGCACTTATGGGTGGCTTTGATACTCAGGTTAAGACAGCACAGGCTGTATTTGCTGAGGCGTTCCGCCACGTCATGCGTATCTGCTTCTTGATGGATGAAAAACTATTTGGTGATGTTGAAAAGGAAGTACGCGGTGTAAATGCCGGTGCGCCTTATGAGATTACCTACACTCCGAAGAAAGATATTCAGGGTGATTATTGGTGCGATGTATCGTATGGCATGATGGCTGGACTAGATCCAAACCGTGCTTTGGTATTCGGACTTCAGGCTCGTGGAGATAAGTTAATCTCACGCGACTTCTTGCGTCGTCAGATGCCATGGGAGATGAACGTCACCATGGAAGAAGAACGAGTTGAAGTAGAAGAATTACGTGATGCGTTGATGCAATCAGTTGCAGCATACGCTCAAGCAATTCCTTCAATGGCTGCACAAGGACAAGATCCTTCTAAGGCAATCACAGCAATTGCCGCAGCGATTAAGGGACGCATGGCTGGAGATAACATTGAAGATGTTATTGCCCAAGCATTTGCGCCCGCTCCAGTATCCCCAGAAGAAGCTACCGCAGGTGAGGCTGAAGCCCCTGGACAGGTTCCTTCTGGGGCTCCTACACCGCAAGGCGCACCGCAAGGTGGCGCACCAATACCTGCGCCGCAAGGTGGCGGTTCTGCGTTGCAGAATCTATTAGCAGGACTTTCATCTTCTGGACAGCCTGCGCTTAGCGCTTCTGTTTCCAGAAGGTCGCCAGCCTAACGTTTCTGGCGATCAAACAAACCCCTATAGGAGATACACCATGGCAACAATGAAGTCATCATTGACTACAAAGGTTCCTTCACCAAAGAACCAAGGCGGACACGGATCATCCGAAGCCGTCACACAAAAGACAAAGATCCAGCCTAAGAAGGGTCCAGAGGGTACAGGAAAGTCAACAATCCTCTACACCGTTCAGCCTTCAGGCACAAAAGGCGTTGGCACAACAGCTGGTAAGCCACGCGGTAAGTAATTAAATGTCAGACGAGTTGGGCAAAGTACCAACGCGGGTAACCAAGTGGGATGTCTTTGCCCTTCTCGCTGACACAACCGCAGCAATCTTAATTGATATAGCAAGCGGGTTTGACATTTTGACTCAGATGTTTGAACACCAAGCAAGTTTCGTGGATGAGAAAAAATCCTTCCACGAGTATGCAGCCCGAACCATTGAGACACTACAAGAGGGAGAATAAGTCATGCCACAGGCAAATAAGCCAGCAATGACATCAGGCCCTGGGGCTTTAAGCCAAAGAACCGATGGCGGACCAGCATCAAAGCAAGCACTTCGTTATGTGGCAGGTATGCCTAATTACGGAGATGCACAATCGCTAATGGATATGCAGGCATCTGCACCAATGGCAAAGACAAACAATCCACCAAAGCCAGCACCTGCATCTTCTATGCAGCCACAGCAAGGTGGACAAACACAACCTCAGCCACAACCACAGCAGCCAATAGTTCCTCTTACTGCTCCAACACAGTTCCCTAATGAACCTGTTACAGCAGGTGCAGCAACGGGTGCTGGTCCAGGACTTGCAGCAATTGGAATGAACCAAATGCAAATGGGTGGTGGCGCTTCTGCTCGCCAAGCAGTACAAACTTTGGCGGCTTCCCCAGATGCTTCCCCAGAATTAAAACGCCTCGCCTCAATTTTAGGACAGTAATCTATGGCTAATCCAAACATTATGCCATCAAGCAATACTCCACCTACGGTTGATCTCGCCAATGCGATTGCAAAGTATCATCCTGAGCTTATGCAGAAATCTCCACAAATCGGAGCCGCAGCGATTGCTTCAGGCAACCCAAGCACGGCTTTAACACTAGCCAGCGCACAGACCATTGCTACCCATGCTCAGGCACTTGCCGATCATCAACAGCAATACAATTCAGACTCTGTATGGTCTAACATTTTAGGTGGCGCACAGAAAGCCACTAGCGCAGTCACTCAAGGTTTAAGCAAGATTCCTGGCGTTAGCACACTTATGCAGTGGGCAAATAAGCCATTACAAGAAGTGCAAAAAGACTACAAGTTTCTTCATAGCGTTTATACAGATCACTCGGTATGGCAAGGTGTCCTTGCTACCCTTGGCGTAGCAGGCGGAGCCGCACTTGGCTCACTTGCAGGTCCTGCCGGTGCAGTCTTTGGTGCTGATTTAGCAGCAGCAGGCGAGCGCAGTTTAGCAAAACTTATTCCAAATTTCAAAGATTCAGTTGCCAAGTCTCAAGATCCAAATTACTTGGTTTCTCCTGGTCGTGATCTTTCCAATGCCCTTGGACAATTGCCAGGGTTCTCAGCATTAAAAGACACCCAGCATGGATTTGGTCAGACTATCTCTGGCGTTACAGACGCTGTATTTGATTTTGGTGCAGACCCACTTGTTAAAGGTGGGCAATTAAATTCTGCCCTCAAGTCAGGTAAATACGTTGGCGCAGCTGTTGACGATGCTGGTAAAACATTACTTGATGAAGCCGGTAAGCCAATGCAAATCAAGGCTACGCTACCTATCGCTTCACAATCAAAGTCTATTAACGACTTTATGGTTGCCTATTCAGGCAAGGCTTATAGCGGATCACAAGTTCTTGACGCTTACGACAATCCGATCAACACAGGATTTCGCCGTGCGGTAGATACGATCGCTTCAACATCAAACCCAGTTGAGATCCAGCGTTTGTTCCCACGCAGCCAATTTACTACCTATGAGGCAGAACGCTTAGCAAAAGCCACAACGCCACAACAGGTTGTTAATGAAATGGGTAAGAGTCTTTACTCAGCAGAACTTGTTGCTCAGGATGCTGTGCCACGCACAACTCTTATTTTGCCTACCCAGACCGTTGCTCGTGCATTTGTTGACAAAGGCCTTCAGGCTGTTCGCCAGTCTGGCACTTCGCTTAACGAAGAACGCAACTTGCTTTTGCCTAAGACATCTACAGTTGTTGATGAGGCGGGCAACCCAATGGTTAACCCAGACGGTTCTGTAAAGAAGCAAATCCTTCAGGGAGCATTGCCAACAGTCCTAGGAAAGCTAGGCATGCTAGACATCTCTGGTGCAAAAGAAGCAGCACTTAATGGCCTTGCTGCCAAGGTGCGTACCTTTACCGGATACAAGGCTTTGTCTATTAATGCCAAGACTCTTGAGCAGTCTGGTAAAAACTTTACTTGGGATGACCCAAACCTTGGTCCACAGATTTACAACACGGCTTATTACGCTATGCCGCATGACCTTGCACTTGAACATACTGCAAAGATTATGCTTGAGCCAGACCTTGCCACAAAGCAAGAGATGTATGGCAACCTTGTCAAAGAAGTTGTTAAAAATGCTGGTCTTTCAGGCAACGATGCAATTGTTGATAAGGTTATGTCACAGGCGCAACGCGCTACAGATAATGGTGAGTTGACAAACATTGCCTACGGCCATGATGAATCAGGCGCACCACGCGGCTATGTAGACATGAAAGATGGCGGTAAGCAAGGTGTAGCCCTCTGGTCTTGGCAACGCGGTAGCAACGCATTTATTGACTTCAAAGAATTGCGCAATGCCATGCGCCAGTCAACCATTCACAGTCTTCTTTACCAAAAGTTGGATGATGGCTTTACTTATTACACCGACAAAATTTTTGCTCCACTTACCCTTTTCTCAACAGGTTTTGGTTTACGTGTAGCCTCATCTGAGGCACTTCATCAGATCATCCGTGCCGGTCTTGGTGACTATATCCAGAGCCAAGTAGCGCAGAGCGCAGCAAAGTACAATATCTTGCACAAGATAGATGAGAATACAATTCTCCGCTATGCTGATTCAGCGGCTCAGGCTTTGACTAGCGAAGATCATGCTGCCCTTCTTTCAGGCAAGTCGGTAGTTAACAACGCTGTTACCAAGTTAATTCAAGAGAAGGCTGACCTTTACAAGAGCCTTAGCGCTACAGAACGAGCCAATGAGTTGGCTACTGACATTCGTGGTTTGCGTAACCGTGTAAGCCCAGTAGGTTTTATTAACAGCAAGATTGCTCCTTATGTAGCAGCTGATAAGTTAGATGTTGTTACCAAGTACCAGCAGTTGATGGGTCACGTCGGTATCCCAGCGGGCGTTGCATCAGATCACGGCAAGTCATTTAAGAATAATGCTGAAGATCGTGTAGATATTCTTTCTCAGTTGATGGGTCATACAGCCAAGCCAACTGAAGAAATTGCAAGCCTTACTGGTACAAATCCTCATTACCATATGTACTGGGCGCAGAACCTTTCCAAGTTGCGCAATGAGCAAATGGCTCAGGATATTGCCGCATCATGGCAAAAGTTTTCAAAGTCATCAGATTGGTCAACACTTTCCAATGATGATAAATGGGGACGAGTCAAGGCTGACTTCCAAGCACGTGTAGAAGATCCAGCTCAATATGCCGATCTACGCCCAACAATGGTTGGTCTATCTAAGGGCGACCCAGCATCATATGCCAATGAAGTTGTCTCATCATTCCGTGGTTTAGTTGAAGGTGCCTCTGGAGTAATCCATGAGGATCTTATTAACAATATCAAGAATGGCGAGCGCACTTATGAAACTGCGCTAAAGAACATTCCAACTACAGATAGCCCATTTGCTATCCTTGGAAAGTCTCACAAGCCAAACTGGGGCAATCCAATGGACAAGGTTCTTGACCTTGGATACCGTACATTTATTAACCCAGTCATTGACCACATCTCACGTGAGCCAATCTTTGCTCATTACCTTTACGAGAACTTCCGTGATCTCAAGCCATTGCTTGACTCAGGAGCAATTAGTGAGGATGAAGCACTCCGTATTGCCGGTCAGAAGGCAACAGTTGCAATCGTGCCATTGATCCACAACCCTGCACTTCGCAGCCAGTGGGCAACAATGAGCCGCAACTTGTTCCCATTCTATTTTGCGCAGGAGCAGGCACTCAAGCGTATTGGTCGCCTTGGCTTGCAAGACGGCCGTGCTATCCGCACATTCCGAGATTTCCAGATGATTCAGCAAGGTATGAATAACCCAGGATTTGTCCATACAGATTCAACTGGTAAGCAGTACATTGTGTACCCACTTGTCGGTGAATTCGGCAACGCTGCCCTTCGTGGTTTCCAAGCCCTTGGCATAGATTCATTTTCTGGTATGCCAGAATCCACCATTGGAAACACCGCATCTTTAGCTACGGTTCTACCAGAAGTTAAGATGCCAGGTATCTCACCAATGGCCAATCTTGCACTTACCGATCTTGGTAAGCGTTTCCCTTGGATGGAAAAAGTTGCAAACGTCGCCTCTGGCGGATACCCAGCAACCGACTGGATCAATACTGTCCTGCCGAACTCAAGCGTTCGTGATTTTTACAATGGCTTGACAATGGATCAGCGTGTCAACGCAGTACACAATGCAACACTTACTGCCATTGCCAGCGCTCAATACCATGGCATTATTGATGACAAGTTCCCAATGTTGCCACCTGCTCAACAACAGCAGATTCTTGACAAAATTGAGAATAATGCAAAGTCAAATTTGTTTATCCAAGGCTTACTTTCATTCTTCCTTCCGTTGGCTCCAAATGTCACCAATATGGATTACAATAAGAACTTGCAATCCTTACGCGATGAATACCAGAGCCTTATCAAGAACGGCATGACCCTTGCCCAAGCTCAGGATAAATTCCTTGCTACCCATGGTAACCAAGCAATTTCCTACACAGTAGGCTTCTCAAAGACCAAAGAAAACGGAGCCACAATTCCGCTTTCTGATACAACCATCAATTGGCTTTCTAACAACAATGACATTATTAAGTCAAACCCAAATGGTGCCGCCTACCTCATCCCGCAGAATACAACTGGCGGAGATGTTCAGGCTATTGAGAACAAGTTGCTTACAATGCACCTTCGTTCCCAGCAGACGCCGGCAGAGTTTATGAACTCTGTTTATGTCTCCAAGGGTTGGGTTGATCTTGGTCAGGACTTCAAAGATTACCAAGCAGCAATCCAAGAAGCCAAAAAGACCAACAATATCACTGCGCTTACTCAGATTTCACAGGCTTGGCAATTAGTAACACAGAGTTATGCCCAGCAAAACCCAATCTGGTGGTCTAGTTATAAGGATCCAACCAAGACTGTAGATGCCCAAAATGCTCTCAAGGATTTTCAATCCCTTCAGGGTGCAGGAAAACTTGGCACAACCGATCAGGCAAAAGGCATTGCAAATTTGCTTGCTAGTTATAATGACTACCACGCAGCAATTAGCCAGCAAACCAAGGGTACAAAACTTACAAGTATTGGATATACAATTCAAGATGCTTGGAATAGTTATTTGGATCAAGAAATGACTGATAATCCAAATCTTTCAAATGTGATTAACGGCGTATTTAGGAGAGTATCATAATGGCAACACCTGCACCAAAGCCAACGACAACGCCAACGCCAGCCGGTAATAGCGCATTTGCCCAAGCACTTGCAGGTTTAACTGGTAGCGGATCAAACCCATATGCGATTCCTACAACCACAAAAACCACTTATCTTACCCAGACGTCTGCGCCCGATCTTGCCTCAACAATCAACGGATTGTTTCAATCCCTTGTTGGTCGGTATGCAACCCCAGAAGAAATTCAGAAATACGGTCAGGAATTACTGGCTGCCGAAAAAGCCAATCCTGGAACATATTCAGGTGAAACCACATACCAGCAGTCTGGTAAAAGAGCCACAGTTTCTGGCACTCAAACCACAGCTGGCGTAAACGAGCAAGCATTTTTAACAAACCTTATCCAAGGCACTGCTAGCGCAAAAGAATACAAAGCCGGAACGCAGTACCTAAACGCAATTACAAGCATCAACGACAAGTTCAGAGGCGGTTACAGTGGCTGATACTAAACAAACTGCGGCGGCTAAAGCCGCTGCCGCAAAAGCCGCAGCCGACGCAAAAGCGGCTGGCGCAGCGGCTGCTAAAAAAGCAGCAGATGACGCCGCAGCAACTAAGGCTGCTGAAGCCGCTAAGGCAGAGTTCTTTACCAAGTTTAAGACATCTTCTGCCTTCTTTGCATCTGTACCAGAGTTAAGTCAATTACTTACTACTGCGTTTCAAAAGGGCTGGACAGCCGATCAACTTGGTCAGGCTTACCAAGATAGCACTTGGTTTAACACACATCTAGCAGATCAACGAGATTACGCTGTAGCAAAGGCAACCGATAAGGGTGCCTATGCCGAGCAATACAATAATCTTCTTAGCCTGATGAAGCGCACTGCCCAAGGTTTGGGTATTGACATCTCCTCATTTGGTGACGCAATTACCCCAGATCAAGTTGGCGCTATCCAAGATTCAGCCAATCCTGTGGCAGAGTTCCTCGCACAACATTACAACACACCAGCATCTGCTGATCTTTTACAGAATTACATTTCTCAGCATGGCACAATTTCTGGTCTACCTAAAACCCCAGTTGGCGGTACAGGTCCTGTAGGCGGAACTGGCGCCACGGGCGGTACTGGTCCAATTCTTGGCGGTACACTTGCCGATAATGTTAATGCGTTAAAGTCATACGCTTCGTCAATGGGTGTTGCAAGCCAATACCTTAGCCCTACTTGGGGTGGTGGAACGGCAGCACCAGGATCTGATTACTTTACTAATGCAGCACAAAGCATCCTATCTGGAACAACAAATATCCAGAAGGAGCAGGAATATATTAAAAACCAAGCGATGGCTATGTACGCACCATTTGCTAAAAGAATTGCCGAAGGTCAAACAGTTGCTGCTCTTGCCAGCCCATACACAACAGCAATATCAAACTTGCTTGAAGTAGGTCAAAATTCTATTGACCTTGGTGCGCCTACTGGTTATGGCGCCATGGTTACTAAAGCCATGCAAGGTGACGGCACAAATCCAGTAAACTTAGATCAGTTTACAACTCAGATTAAGCAGAAGCCAGAATGGTTGCAAACAACCAATGCTCGTAACAGCCTTATGGATACAGCAACTCAACTTCTTCGTAACTTTGGAATGGTGGTTGGCGGGTAATGGCACTCATTGATGAATTAGATCCTGACGAACGCGCAGCATTACTTCGTGCGCAAGCCGGTGCTGCTGCACGAGCAGCAAGTACGCCGACTACAACTACAGCAACTCCTGTTCCAACACCTGCAATAACAGATGTTCAAATGGAGCGTAAAATTGCCAATACTCCAACACCAACACCAACTCCTGCGGTTGCGCCAACACCCCCACTTTCTACAAATGATAAAATTGCTGCAACTATTGAGGCATATGCTAAAGACCACCCAGCTGGTGCGCATCAACATTATGGCACAACACTTAACCCAGATGGCACACCTCGCCTTTATTGGGATACTGGTTGGAGCGCTGCGGGTCCAGTAGGCGGAACTGGTACAACCCCAGTTGGCGGTAGCGGCACAACACCAACCCCTACTCCAACTCCTACTCCGACTCCAACACCATCTGCTGCTGATATAGCAGCCCAAGCTGCCGCTGCTCAAGCCGCAGCAAACAAAGCAATCAGCGATAAAAATGCTCTTGGTCTTTTAACATCAACCCTTCAGGGTTATGGTATTGATTCCGCTGATGGATCAGTCAGCAATGCTATCCTTGGATTGATCCAAAGCAACTACGATGCTTCAACTATTCAATCTCTTATTGAAAATCCTTCAGCGGCTTCTTCATCTGATCCAAATGTTAAGGCTCTTGCTGCTGCTTGGAATACGCGATTCTCAGGCAACGTAGCTCGCGAAAAGGCTGGCCTTACACCGCTTAGCCCAGCTGATTACATTGCTACAGAAAATTCATACAAGGCCGTTATGGCTCGTGCAGGACTTGATGCCGCACATATGGATCCAACAAAACTTGGCGCTTTAATTGGCTCTGACGTATCACCTGCGGAAGTAAATACTCGTATCAATGCTGCCATGACAGCAATCACCGCAGAAGATCCATTTGTCAAAGAACAATTGCAACAGCAATTCAATCTTACAACTGGCGATCTCATCGGTCATCTTCTTGACCCAGCCACTCAAGCTAGCGTTATCGCCAACAAGGTTACAGCAGCACAGGTTGGTGCTGAAGCATCTCGTGCCGGTGTTGATGTTAATGCTGCAAATGCTTATGCGCTTGCTAACCAAGGCATTACTCAAGCCCAGGCGCAGCAGGGCTTCCAGTCAATTGCACAGCAACTTCCTGGCACACAAGAACTTGCAAGTCGTTACGCAGGTTACACACCAGTTGGCGGCGTAGGAGCGGCATTGCAGACAGCAACTTTTGGCGCACCTGGTACTCAAACTCAGGCAGAGGCAGAGGCAGAATTACAACGTCTCAGAACTCAAGAAGTCTCCGCCTTCTCTGGTTCATCAGGAGCAGGTAAAGGCAGCCTAGGCATTAGCGACACCAGCGGCCTTAGCTAACAAACAGAATCCGTTACGGTCCACCAGCACCGATAACGCGTATTAAGACTGGTAGTAGGAGCCAAGCCTCTTTCCCCTG